CATTTCCTCTAACAAGCGTTTTGAATGAATAGTTACACTCCTATCACCAACATATTCTCTAAATTTGTTAATTACTAAAGGTCTTGTTCTTAATGACATAGTAAAACCAGGAGTCATATCTGAATTGCCTTCAAATACTTTTAAATAAGAGTCTGCTGTTAATTGATCTGATTTAGGTGAGTGATATAAATTTCTATATCCTCTTTCAATAATTGAGTCAATAGCTGCCCACCCAATTGAGGCATTTTCAACAACAAGCATAGCATTATTATATTCAGTAGCTAAACCTGTAAGAAAATATCCAAATTCTTTTGGAGGCATTTGTCCTTTATATTCTGCAACTTGTGTATTAGTAGCAATATCAATCACATGAGCTGCTGAGAAATCTTTACCATCACCGCGAGCAACGTCTGCTGTTAACAAATATTCTCTAGAATAATCTGCTGTTTCCCAAACCCATAAATTTTGGTCTACACCTCTACGTTCAATAGGTTCTTTTATAGTTGTTTGACTTATAAAATCAACCCATTCAGGATGGAATACAACATCACCAGAAGTACTAAAATCACAATCACATTCTTGTGCTGCTAATCTAGGATCACCTAGTAATTCATCTTGACGTTTTCTCCAATTTTCATCTCGTTCAGGATGAACATGCCATGGTAATTTAATAGGTAAAAAATCATTTTGTCCAGCTTCAGCTGAAGACCATGTTTTATGGAACCAATTACCTGTACCATAAGGAGTAGATAATACAATTGCCCCTCCACCAGTTGCTAATGTTTGTTGAGCTGAAGCCCAAATCTCACCTATGTTTTCAATAAATGCTGCCTCGTCAACTAATAGTAAAGAAACAGCTTCTGATCTACCTGCATCAGAACTTGCAGAAGTGGCTTTAATTATTGAACCATTATTTAATCGTAATGATAATTTGTTATTTTCTTCAGCATCTATTTTAAGCCATGAAGGTAAGTTATCATACATAAACTTAACCTTTGTAACCATGTTACGAGCAGTTTCTTGTTTTGTAGCTATACAAAGAATATTTTTATCTTTATGGAATAACATTAACCATAAAGAATAACCTGCTGACAAAGTAGATATACCTAACTGTCTTGATTTTAAAATAATAGAATAAGGATGATCTTTCCAAAGTGTTAATACCTTATCTTGAAAAGGAAACAAATTAAATAATACTCTACCTCTTTGTGGGTGTTGAATATAACAGTATTTTTTCATAAAGTGTACTGGGTCTTGTACACATTTGATATATTCTTCTCTTATTATTTGTTTTAAATCAGGTTGACTCATTTTCCTAATTTCCAATATATTCGACCAGATAGAACAGGTTTAAAATCTTGATTAACACCTATTCCTAATCCATAAACTTGTTTTTTTTTATTTCTAAACAACAACTCACCACCTAAATAATTTATTTGGTCTGTTCTTCCTTGTAAACCTAAGCCCCAATAAAATTCATTTTCATTTAAATAAATTTCTTTTGTAATTGTGGTTGTAGGAATTAAAATATTTGTTTTAATTTTCCTAGCTGCTATAAAATTCTGAGTTATTGTATCATTTATAATAGCATAACCTACAGTATCAATTTTTAGGGTGTCTGAATAGTAATACTTAGTATAATAATCTTTTAAAATAGCTAATGTATCAATATCTGCTTGGAAAGTGTCATGGATTGTTTCTATTTTTGTTTTCCATTTAGGGATATAAGTTTTAGTTACAGTATTTATAGTGTCATACTTAACTTCAATTTTAGTAACTATCTTTGTATCAGGAATTGGGTCAGAAGAACAACTCCTCTGTAAAAAGAGGAGTACTACCAAAACTATAATTAGTAAGGTTTGTATATTTTTAAAGCTGTTTTTCAAGTGCTTTTTTCTCAGCTGTTAATTTTTTAAGCATTTTTAATGCCGCATCCTTAGCTTTTTTACCTTCAGCATCTTTATACATTTCAAGATGTTTTTTCATTTCTTTAGTAACTTTAGCTAATTCAGAAGCCACTTTTGCTACAGAATCAGTTTTACGAAGATCAGCATCAGTTGGCTCATCTTCATCTTCTTTAATAAAAGTTAAAGTACTACCATTTGATAATTTTATTGTTTGACCTTTATGAAGTTTATCCATTTGGGCTTGGGTAAGTTCAATTCCTTCACCTTTAGCTACTACTTTATCTTTATCATCGGATTCAGCTACTGCTATGGGTGTTTTTGTTTCTTTAGCTTTATTTAGTGCTTTTTTTACAGTATTTACATCTGTTTTTTCATTTCTAGCAATTTCTGGAGATTTAGAAATGTCAGTTTTAGGACCTACTATAGTAGTTTCCTCTAAATCTTCTTCAGACAGTATTTCTATAATTTCTTCGCGAATATATTCTTTTAAATCAGAAGCTTTCATGTTTATAAATATTAGCCAAAAATTGTTTCTTTAATGGTTTCTATACGTTCTTCAATGGTACCTGATAATGTTGTAAGTTTTTTAATACGATGTTTGTTTCTTTGTAAATTTAATCCAATAATAAAATCAATTAAATTTCTATACTCTAAATCAGTTTCACGAACACCATTGTCTTCCATTTCAACACCATTAGGAGATACATAAAATATATAATCATATTCATGTAACAAATTACGAGCCAATTCATCAAAAGCATCAGCCTCATAATAATTAATTGATTCTGCTGCTTTAGTAAAAGCCATCACATCAACTACTGTTCTATCAGTAATAACATTTTCTTGTAGTAACTCAGCAGCACGCTCTGCTAAAAATATAATTTGACCTTTTAATGTTGAATCAGTATTTAATGGAATACCCAAATCACGTAAATATTTTGAACGTTCAGTAGCAAAATTGTAATCTTTAAATTCAGGTAATTCTTTTAAAGCATTTACTAATGTAGTTTTACCTACACTCATTGTTCCACATAAACCTATCTTCATATTTAGTTTCTATTTTGACCTGCTTGACCCATAGCTGTTTTATACCAAGGTAAACCTTCTCTATTTCTACGAGCCTCTTTCCAACCTTCTTCAGTATATTGAATACCATGAAGATAATATTCTCTTTTACGTTTATCTCCTTCAGGTAATAAAGCTGGTCCTTCCCAATTGTGGAGCTTACCATCAAAAATATAAGCAATAGTACCGTCTGCTTTTTTCAGTTTTTTAGATTGTTGATACTTTTCTGTCATGATATTAATATAACATCTTTTTATAAATTAGCCAAACATTGTAACATCTCCTGTGTCCACCCATTCTTCCTCTAATATTTTTTCAATAGAAAGAATACCTTGAGCACCTGATACTGTAATTCCTCTAGCTGATAAAGCATCTCCTACAAAATGTACATTTGAGTGTTCTTTAAGAGATAAATCTGAATAGTCTACTAATGGTTCAGGTGACAAATATTTTACCTCAGGAATATAAATACCCCAATCATCTCCTAATGTTGGAAATACTTTTTTCATATCTTCAATAAAGTCAGTAATATAATCAAAGTAACCATGAAATGATTTTTTAACTTTAGATAATTCTTCTAACCCTATTTGAAATGCCTCTACCTTATTTCCCTCAGATGTTTGAGAAACAGTACGTGAAGGTGAGTAATATAATCCTTTATCTTTAATTTGACATTCTTTAACTACTTTACGTGACCATTCAAATGGATTTTCAACACCTCTAATTTCCATCAAAATACCGAAATTGGTCATGTCGTTTTTAAATGTCATATCTTTTTTAGCATGACCATTATAAGAATAATCACCATATGTTTCCTCTACAGCAACATAAGCGGCATTATTGTTTGTACAAAATGATCTTAATGAAACACCTTTATCCTCAAATTTTCTATATAATTTAAAATCATATGAAATATCAATTAGTTTTTGGAAGTGATGTTGTGGTGCCTCAAACCTAACACCAATTTGTACTGGTTTTGGTTCTGTTGGGAATGTATATTTTTCTTGTAATGATTGAGCAAAGTCAATTCCTGATTTACCAACTGCAAAGATTAAACGGTCATACTTGTTATCAAAATCACCATAAGTTCTTTCATCAGTAAATATTTCTTGGGTTTTAAAATCAATACGTGTTACTTTAGTTTCCCAAATAAAATTAACACCTTTAGACACTAGATAATCATACCAATTTTTACCAATCTCATGTAGGTAATCTGTACCAACATGCCATACAGGAAATAAACGTAAACCAAAATATGGTTTAATAAAATCTGGTTCTGCTTCTGGATTTGAACATTGTACTTCCTCTGGTTTAGGATGGAATCGTTTAAAGTTATTAATTACCTCATCCATTAAAGACATTGCTTTTTCCTCACCAACATACTTAGATAAATGTCCTCCAATAGCTGTATGGTATGTTAACTTACCATCAGACCAACCACCAGCACCTAAAAAACCTGTCATTACTTCCTCAGGTTTTCTTTCATAAGGTGATTTACCCATATCAATTATGGTAATGTTTTTTCCAGGATAACCATTATCTACTAATTTTGTTGCAGCATTAACTCCTGCTACACCTGCTCCTACAATTACAATTTTTTGATCCATATTTAACATCTTAATATATCATTTTTTATTTCTAAATCCAAACTAAAAGTGGCCCACTTTTTAAGGTGGGCCACAGCTCCATAAAATTTTTAATCCCTGGGAATCGACTGGCTATGAATCAGTCTTTATGTATTTTTAACTTAAGTGTTCCTGTTCCTTTAATAACACGGTGCCACTCATGTCTTGGTATAAATATAGGTTCATTTATAGAAGTTGGCAATTGATTATCAAGTTGTAACTTCCAATCTGTTTCCCCAATTATTTCAACTGTTCTATCTTCATCATCACGATGCCACAATAATTCTATTGGGTCAATGTTTTCAGAAAATTCTCTAATAATATATTTGTCTGTGACTTCTAAGTCAATATAAGGTTTTATTTGGTCTTTCCCCATTTTTTACCTTTACCTTTATCTTTACATTTTGCAGGAGTAGGTCTACAAGAAGGATATTTTGCTCTTTTTTCACCTTTGCTTCTACCACAAGGTTTACATTTCATTCTACCTGTTTTTTTATCTTTTCTACAGGTATTACAATCTACCCAACCTTTATTTTTTCCAGGAGCACCTTGTCTAGAAAACCATTTACGTAATGATTCATCTTCCTTAATAATTTCTAAAATTATTTCAGTTAGATTCATTCTTTAATACCTTTCCAAATTTTGCCTTGACGACATCTAACTACCGCCCCTGATTTGTATGCTGATGGTTTTTTAAATTTACGGTCAGCAATACGAAGACATCTGTCTCGTTTTTTCTTTTTTTCTTGAAGAAGTTCTTTTAATATGTCTGTTAATTTTACCAAAATCCTGAAAAGTTTGATTTTAATCCTAATAGTTTAGCGTATCGTGGTAAACGACATGACCAATAAGATGCTTTAGTTTTATCAGTCTTTTCTGAACATCTATGACGTTTTGCAAATGCTTGTCTTGCTTTTGGATTATTAATTTTTGCCTTTAATCCACCTGAACCAAATGATATTTTTTTAATTCTTTTGGTTTTAGGGTCTTTAACATAAACATAATATGCTTTAGATCCACCTCTTTTAGGTTTGTTTAATGGTGGATTCTTTTTCTTATCTTTCTTTTTAGCTTCGTTTAAAGCATCAATTTCTTCTTCAGTTAATTTGATAGGAAAATCTAATGGAACTTTTTCACCATTTTCTAAAATACCAAACTCACCAATATGAGTTTCTGTTAATATTTCTAAATCATCACCTTTAGCATCAATAATTCCTCTAACATACATTGCTCTTGCTTCTGCCCACAAATCAAAATAATTTGATGAGCCAGCACGGTAAACATTTTCCGTAAGCGGCTTATTATTGTCTATATGGTATTGTAATCCTTCAGACAGTATCTCACGTGGAGCAACACTTTCATTTAATATAGGCGCTTTATTACATTTTTCTGAAGCTTTACAACCACAGTCACAATTACTAATTACTTTTTTAGCTATTAATGCTTCTGTTATGACTTTTCTAAGATTCATGATTATAAATATTATCCAAATATTTTACTAAAGTTAAGCTTTAAAGCACTTTGTTTTGCTGAAAAATTATCTAATAAATTTTCTGAAGATCTTAATTTGTCTAAACTAATGCTAAAAAACTTAATATCTCCATTTTTTAAAATATTAACTAAAAATCCACCATCTCCTGGTTTTCTACTTAATTTAGCATCTAATATTTTATAAGACATAGCCATAGCTGCGTCTTCTGCTGTATCTGGGTCTCCTAAAGCTGTATTGACAGTATTAAGATTATCTTTTAATGTTTTAAAAATAGGATATTTAGCAGCTAAACCATCTAAATCATCTATTTTTTCTAAATCTAATACTTGTTCAAAAGCAGGTATTAAATCTTTACCTGAAAAATTTGTTGGGTTAATTGTTCTAGCTACATCTCCACCACCTAAAGCTTTACTTAAAGCGTTAATACCAAAAATAACACTTAAAAGACCTAAGTTTTCTTTATCAGTTCCAAATCTACCTAAACCAATTTTAATGTTATGTGAAGTCATAGCTTTAATCTCAACACCTACTCCATTAAAGAATAAATCAGGATCATCTCCTTCTCTACCTTCTTCAACATTTATCCCGCTGTTAGAGTAGTTATAAAGCCAATATAAAGCAATTTCACCATTACCTACACCTTTAGTTTCACCTTCTTCTTCACCTTTTTTAGGTGGAGCTATTCCGTATAATTGATCAAAAACTTCTTTATCATCAGCTTTAACTTGAATAGAAAAAGTAGATCCTCCCTTACCTGGGAAGGGATATTTGTTTTTTGATCTAGGTATTTCATCAACACCTAATGCTTTTTTAATAGTAGTATCATATACTTTAGAACCTTCTTTAATTAAAGAAACTTCTTCTTTAGTATATTCTTCTAATAATGATTTTAGTAATAAAACATCCTCAGGATTATCCATATCAGGATAACCTTTAGGAAATTTATAGGCAAACTTTGTAAAAAATTTATCAAATACATCCATATTAATTATGCTTCTGGTTCTTCAGATGGTTCCTCTGGTGTTTCTGTCGGCTCTTCAGCTGTCTCAGTTTCACCTTCCTCACCTGCTGTCTCCGTTGTTTCTGCCTGTTGACCATATGATAAAACTCTTGCTAATGATTGAATGGCTTGTTCTTCTTCTCCGATATTAGATAAATAATAACTTTTACCTTCAATCTTAGCTACCCAACTTCTTGGAGTATATGTTAAGAAAAATGATTCACCATTTCCTAAAATTACTCTAAAAGTAGTAGGACGTGGTGCTACCCATTGAATATCAACTATAAATAATTCAAATTGGTCTGTTAATAAACCAACTATTATTTCCTTTAATGTAGGAAATTTTTCTAAAATAGGGAACTTAGGAGCGTCTAAGGTTATAGGTTTTTCATCAGATAGATAATCTGGTTTGTATACTTGTTTTACAAGTATTTTAATTTTTTCCTTAAACTCATCTCTAGTCATTATTTATCTTCTTTAACAGGTTTTTTATCTTTTTTATCTTTAACCCCGTAAGCTTTTTTAACAGCATCTCCATAGGTCTTCATAGATTTATCATCAAACTCATCAATTGCTTCAACATCTTGAGCAACACCTACCATAGCATCAATTTCTGGTTCTTTGGTTTCAAAGTCAAGCCAATGTTTAGCACTTACTAAATAATCTTTTGAT